GTACAGCTTGTATTTATATAGATTATGAGAGTGTAACAGTATGATTGGTTATATTATTAATAGTGAGGCTTCAGGAAGGAAGTCAGTAATTATCCCTAAGGATGACTTCCTTAATGACATTCAAGTACAGTTTGCCTTAATGGAAGTGCCTGCTATCACCTTAACCTTACCCTTAAAATATTCCAAGCTACTCAGTGGTAATACACACATTGTAGTTCAGACAGATGACTGGAAGTATGAGGGCTATGTAGGAGATAAGTCTAGTGACTATCAAAATAGCACAGTTACAGTTCAGACTTCACATGTAATTGGTAGGCTGGGTAAGAGAACCCTTCCTACTAATGTTACTGTGAAAGCTAGATCAGTAGTATCTGCTGTAGAGCAGGCTATGGGATACTGGTCTAATGAACAACACAAGGATGACCTGCTCAATGAGTTCAAGATTAAGTATGTAGATGACTATGCTGAAAAGAACTTGATTGAGTATGAGTTTTCTAGAGAATCATTCCTAGAGTTCCTTACCAAAGTGTGTGAAAAGACTACTTCCCTCTATTGGAGAGTAAATCGCTATGATCCTTACCTGATTGAGTTTGGTATCTTTGGTATTAAGAGAGATGTTCTCATCAATGAATACAACTACCTTGTGTCTTTAGATAACATCTCAGAGAACTATGAGGATACTATAAACATTGCTGTAGCTATGTCAGATAAGTCAGACTCAGGGGCTAGTTCATTAACCCTTAGAGACATCTTCTACAATCCTAAGTTCATGCTTGAAGGATTCCCTGTGATAAAAACAGGTAATAAGGTAAACTCACAGCGTTCTTATGACTATCCACAACTTCCTGTGTTTGCTCCTGAGATCATTGGTGATGAGTTTGCTATCCTAGATGAAGAAGGTATTGCCTTAGAAGCAGGAGAGCTTTATTGGGGCACAGTTACTGATAATGATACTCAGTCAATCGCAGAAGATAATAAAGAGATCACAGATGCTGATAGACTTAGAGCCACAGAACAGCTCTATAGGACAGCTATTAGAAGACTTAAGAACTCTCGTAGGAAGATAGTCTATACAATGACTGTAGAGCCTCTGAAGAAGCATACAGTACAGGCAGGAGATAGGGTATTGTTTACCCTTAATGCAGGAGTTTGGGAGCTCACAGCTTGTTCTAAGTACTATGAGAAGGTATTGAAGGAAAGTAACTGGTTCTTTGTGACCAAGATCACTGACCTTTACCAAGTAGGAAGTAACCACTTACAGCAACTAGAGCTGTCTAAATATCTATACAGTGATAGAGACATCATTGTGAATCAGTAGGAGGAGAAATGGTAGATTATCTAAATAAATTAGTAAATACTGTTAGTAGAACTAAATCTAGGGTAATTCAACAGTCTAAACAGCGTAGAGGAGGGGTAACTGACCTCTATGCTCTTGACTACGTGGATTCCCTTTCTACTGCTTCTTCCTGTGCTCCTTACTCAGATGATAGTATTGAAGGATCTGAGAGTGATGATATTGAAACAAGAGTAAAAACCTTTGCTAGAGCTATCAAGAAAGAGATTCCTGAGGCTAAGGCACAAGGTGTATCTGCTATTATTGGTTACTTTGTTAGAGAGTCTAATGTAACAGCTAGAAGATATGAGGCTGACTATGCTACAGGCAAGCAATATGACAAAGTAGCACAAGAGCCTACAGCTGAGAACCTTATGGGATCATGGCAAGCTTTTGCTTCCTTGTATAAAGACCCACTTAATGAGCCTGGATACAATGTAGGTGGTAAACACTGGATTGGTCTAGGCTTAGGTCAGTGGACAGGTCCAAGATCTAAGGCTCTTTATGAGTTTGCTAGAGCTAGAAATAGTAGCATCTTTACTTTCAATACACAAGTAGCCTTCATGATGTCTGAAGAGACACTGAAGAATGTGGTAAAAGAAGTTGCTTCTAGTGATGGTGATATTGCACAGCTTACTACTCGTTTCCTAGCCGATTGGGGAGGAGTTCCAGGTAATGCCCTTCAAGAGCGTATTGATGGAGCTAACAAGTACTTTGAAGTGGTCAAGAAAGCCCTTGAAAGTAAAGATGAATCACCTAAGGAAAAGAATGAGTCTCCAAGTGATACTGTTGTGATTGATAGAACTAAAGGATCTGCTCAGTTTAGAGTCCTTGTGCCAAGTGACTTAGATAGATTCCAAAGATGGTTCTTAAAGTTCATTATTAAGATGGATGTGTCACAGTGTGATGGTAAGAAAGTAACTCCTCTATCAGATGTCCACTTAGTTGTAAGTGCTAAGAATGAGGCTACAGGAGAGCTTTCTGAGATTGAGCTTACTGAGATCTTCAGAAGACAGTGGGGATGTAACTGGATTGGTGATGATGCTAGTGGAGAAGGTATCTTCCCTAATAGTAACCCAATGGAAGGTTATGACTTAATGTATTCTGCATGGTATCTAAATGATGCTCAGAGAAGTGCCTTATTCAGTGCTGGTGAGAAGATTTTCACTGTGTATGCACTAGGTGAAGCACAGATTACACTCAGAAACTTCCTTAAGTTCAGTCACATCAACTAGGAGTAAGAATGAATATTATAGTATCAAGGCTATATAACAGATACAAGAATAAGCTTAACCAGCTACACAGCATGGAAGCTAAGCAGTTTAAACTTGAAGAGCACTTAGCATCTCACCCTACTGATTACCAAAGTGTGATCCAAAATGAGATCCTAAAAAGTGATATTCAGAGGGTTGAGTATGCTCTAAAAGAGATTGAAAGAGAGATGGAGTACTATGGAGAGTAAAAAGTTTCTTGTGAAACGTATGAGGAATAGAATCCTTGTTGAATCTGCTGTGGAATACTTCTTTAGACAGGTTTATAAGAACCATGACTATGGAGGAGCTAAGGAGTGGATGGATAGTGATTATCTAGAGCTTACACTGGAAAAATACTCCATCTTTTGTAGGAAAAAAGACAACATTATCACCTTAGATAATGAGGAGTTTAGCTATGACTTCTCCTACATAACAGGGTTGTGCTCAAGTTTACTGAGAGATAAGATTGAGGTATAATTGATATGACAAATGCTTACCAAGTTGCACAGCGTGTGGTAGGTCAATCCATTGATGTTGATGGCTTTCCTCCTAGTCAACCCTACCAGTGTGTAGACATTGTGAATTGGGTAGCTCAACAATTTGGAGGGTCTTTACTAGGTAATGGTAATCAGATTGGTATAGGTAATGATGTAAGTAGCTTTGCTGATGTTATTCCTTACTCAAATGAATCCCAACTTAAAGTGGGTGATATCATTTCTACCAATGAACCAAGCACTCCCTATGGACACACTCTTGTGTATGGTGGAGGAGGAGTCAATAATGCTAGAGTTATTGAGCAAAACTTCAATGGTATCACTCATGTGATTGAGCATACAAGAACGATCACAGGATATGGAGCAACTATTCTTAGAATTGTGAGAATCAGAGGTCAGGATAACTATACTCCTGATGGATCTAGTGGTACTAGTGCTGATGCAGGTAAACCTAAGAAGAGTGGCGGAGTACAAAGAACTTTCTATGAGATTGTAGTAGATAAAGTAGAGGGCATTAAAGGTAATGGTGACAACACTGTGCTTGATACCTTTTATAAATGTAACAAGGTTACAGGTAAGATCAGTGGTGAATGGCTTATCTATGATAAGTACAATGGTACTGTTGGTTACTTACCTAAGTCTGCTGTAAAAGAGAAAACTGAGTACTCTAAGCAAGATAAAGAGCCAGGTAAGAAGGAAGTTGAAAAGGCTAATGGCTATGATAAGTTTTCAGATAAAACTAGTGATGGTCTAGATCAGTCAGGAACTCAACAGATCTACACTTTGGCTCAATTTATATCACTAGGTAGGGTAGAGTATAGTGGTTATGAGTGGACTTACTCCTCAGGTAACAACTTCCCTACAAGTGTAAATGTGAATAAGAGCTATAATGCTTATGGCTTCCTTTCAGACCAAGATGGTCATATTATCCTTTCTGTGCCTTCATCTTGGGGTGATGTTAAGGGTAGACTTTATGACACTCCTTTTGGTTTTAAGGGTAAAGCCTACTTAACTAATGAGAAAACATCTATTGATGTTTATGTAAGATAGGAGAAAATATGGCTTATAAATTAGCTGAAGAAGATAAGCTCTGTGGAGTTATCTATCCAACTTATGAGGGTTTTAGCCCTATTCCTAAAGCCACTTGTGAAATGCTAGAGTCCAAGTGTGAACAAACAATTATTGTTAAATGTAAAGATAATCAGAGTGAAGAAGACAAAAAGCCTGAGTCACAAAGTGGAAGTGCTTCTGCATCTGCTTCTGAAAGCAATTCTGTGTCAGAATCTACTAGTGAAAGTAACTCTACCTCAGAAAGTCAAGCATCTACTTCTGAATCAACTAGTGAATCTACATCTACAGGATCAACTAGCACAAGTGAGTCAACTACAGAAAGCACTACAACTAGTGAAAGTACTTCAGTATCTACATCTGAATCTGCTTCTTCTAACACAGAAAACTCTAACACTCCTGAAGAACCTAAACCTACTCCTGAGCCACAGCCTGAACCTGTTCCAACACCTGTGCTCACTAATGAAGAGTTGGATACTATTGTGTCAGGTAAGTTGAGTACTAATACTACTTTAGGTAATTATATGGTTAATCAGAACAATACTATTATCTTAATTGGGGAAGCTCCTCTTGAGGATATTGAAGCTTACAAGAAAGAGATTACAGATAAAGTAGGAGATATTCCTGAGCTTAAAGACTATACTGTGGAGGTATTAGTCAATAAAATTCCTGGTGATAATGTAGGAGATAAAGCTACAGGTGCACCTCTATATACTAAGGTTGTGAAGATCACTAAACCTAATGGTGATGTTTATCAGTCTGAGCCTATGAGTATTGGTACTACTACTGAAACTAATATTGACTTATTAGAAGCACTACCTAGAGTAGAAGATAAGTTCTCTAAGATTATCACTAAAGATGGTCAAGTAGTTGAAGTTCCTGAAGTATCTAATGAGGATAAGAGAGCCTTTGAAGATAAGATTATCAATGACTTGAAGGCTAAGTTACCTGAAGGTACTGTTGTAGAAGCTGTGCTTGAAGGACCTAAGTATGAAAAAGGTTCAGAAGTATTGAGTGGTAAGACTAACTATGTATTGAATGTAAGGACTACTCTGAATGGTATAGTTTCAGAGCAAACTTATAATGTACCTCACACAGAGGAAGCTCCTCAAGAAGAACCTGCTGTACCTGAAGCAGATATTGATGGTGAATTACTTAAAAATAGTTTAGGTGTTGTAAATATTGATGGTGATACTATTCTTTCTATTAATATCCCAAATGGAGTTGGTGGAGGAAAAGGTACACCTATTACTGAATCTAACCTTCCTTCCATCAGTGAGGACTATAGAGCATTCTTAGAAGAAGCCCTAAACGTGGGAAATAATACCTCTAAGAAGTATAAGGTCAACTCTTATAACATTACTATGCTTAAGCATGTAGGCGATCATTATTATTATGATGACACTATCTTCACTTACACTACAACTATTACAAAACCTAATGGTGAGGTAGTTACTAAAGAAGGTAAACTACATTCAGTATTTGTTGAAACTTTATAGGAGAACTAAATGGATAGATTAATCTTAAGGATTGTAGAAAATCAAGCTGTGATCTCAGGAATAACACTCTTTGTGACCACAGCTTGTGGTTGTGGGGTAGCTTGGCTTAACCATAAGAGAAATAAACTTGAGGAGCTTTCTAAGGGTGCTAAACGTTCTAGTTTACGCTCTGAGTACCTTAACATCTACAACTCTACTGAGTTTACTTGGCAAGAAAAGTGGGATATGACTGAGCCTCTTGTGAAGGAGTACTTTAATGACCTTGGTGGAAACCATTACATTCATGGTCTTAATGAGAAGATGAGAAGGCATGTAGAAGAGGAGATTGCCAATGGTAAAGATAGTAATTGATCCTAGCTGTCTAAATCAGGGAGGGTCTACCTATGATGACACAGAAGTACTCAATAGGATTAAAGCCTTAGAAGGTAAGACTGACAATTTTGTGAGTGATGTTACTGTGTCTAGAGAAGGTAACAAAGTTAAGCTCAAGTACACTAGGGTTGATGGAACTTCTAGTGAAGTAGAGTTTGATGACAAAGATACCATCTCTATGGCTTATGATGACACTGCTCTTAAAGAGAGAGTTAAAGCATTAGAAGCAAAAGAAGACAAGGATACTGTGTATGATGACAGTGCTTTAACTGCTAGAGTCACAGCCCTTGAATCTAAAGAAGATAGTGATAAACAAACACTTACACTCACAGGAAATGAACTATCCATTTCTAATGGAAACTCTGTGACTCTACCAGTAGGTGTAGGGAAAGAATTTGTTGTTACTAGTGATACTGAAGGAGTTGTAGTAACTAAAACTGAAGCAGATGCCACAACTACTTACAATGTAAACCTAGATGATGCTTTAAATAAGTTCTACAAGAAAGCTGAGACTTACACTAAGAAGGAAGTGGATAACCTGTTAACCAATCAGGAAAATAAAGCCACTGACCTTACAGTGTATAAGGGATCTTTCACTGATAAAACTAAGGTGAAAGAAGGAGACTTTGAAGGACCTAATGCTCCTAGAATTACACTAACTTACTCAAGCTCCACAGGTGTGGGTATTCTCAAGATAGACATGAAAGTTATGTCTCCTGTGGCTAAGAGTACTATTGTAGCTAACCTTCCTGCTGATGCACCTGTGCCAGTAACACTTATTGAGTCTCAGGTTTGGGTAGGTAATGTTGATACTTCTGTTTGGGTTGATCCAGGTAGTAGATCTCTCAGAATGTCTCTCACATCTAACCCTGATATCTTTAATAAGAGAATTATTATTAATATTCCAGGTATCTTTAAAAAAGTATAATAAAGGAGAACTAAATGAACTTAACAAATAAACAATATGACTTATACAAAAAGCTTGTAACTGTAGTTGCACCAGCTTTAATCACTTTGATTACAGGGCTAGGAGCTTTGTACAAGTTTGACTCAACTGCTATCACAGGTACTTTAGCATTGCTTACTACCTTCACTGGTACTGTGCTAGGTATCTCAAGCAAGAAATATAATGAATCTCAAGGAGAGTAAACATGGACTACAAAACCTTTAAGTCCAAGTGGATGAATAAGGGTACAGATGTAGATGGTGCTTATGGCTGGCAATGTCTAACTGGTGAATACCTTGTAAAACTTTTTGATGGTAGTTACAAGTATGTCAAAGACATTGTAGCAGGTGATAAGCTTTCTACAGGCAATACTATTATTAGTAATGAACCTAAAAGATCAAAAGTTTACTACTTGAATACTTCCCAGGGATGGTTCAAAGTAACTAAGGATCACAAGGTATTCCTTAAGAATGGCACTTATAAATTAGTCACTGATCTTAAGAAAGGTGATAGCATTGCACTAGACCTTACTGAATCCAACAAAGTATATGACCTTACAGAAGATGAGCTTAGGTTCTTTGGTTTTTGGTTAGGTGATGGTTCTGTGAGAAACAGATGGGAGAACTCAAAAACATCCACAGTATTCATCACTGTAGGTACAGAAGAAAAACTAAATTACATCAAGAATTTAGGTATAGACTGTACTTACCATAAACATTCTAATGGTAAAGCAGACATTATAAACTTACAGGTAAGATATCATCCTGAACTGCTGAAAGTTATACAAGCTTTCAGAGATAAAAGTATCACAGATGTGTTTACCAAGGAACAGTATCTATATATCATTGATGGTTATCTTAAAGCAGATGGTCATAACAAAAATGATAGTAATACAAATGTTGCTTCTTCTACTAATAAGCAATTACTTGTTACTTTACAACATGGATGTCACTTAAATGGTATCTCTGCTTGTTTGAGCAAGAAAAATGAGAGAGAAGCTACTAACTTCTCAAGTAATCCCAAACCTCATTGGAGATTGTCAGTAAATAAGGAGAGAAACCTTATCAATAACTTCATCTCTTTAGAAGAGGTAGACAAAGAGGAGACTATTTATGTCTTGAACACTGATGGGGATCATAGCTACTATGCTGATAACCATCTACATCATAACTGCTGGGATTTTTATGCACAATGGTGTAGAGAAAATGGTGTTCCCTTTGCCAACTGTACTGTGTCAGGCTATGTCAAGGATCTTTGGGAACAAAGACGGACTAATGGTATCTTAAAATACTTTGATGAAGTAGAAATGATGGAAGAAGGAGATGTAGCTGTCTTTAAAGAGGTAGCTGGATGGACTCCTGTATCTCACGTAGCATTGTTTGATAGTGATGCTGGTGGAGGTTTTGGTTGGTTCTTAGGTCAAAACCAAGGAAGTCAACTTGCTAATCCTTCAGGAGGCTCTGCTGTTAATCTTATTAAGCTTCCTTACTCTGCTACTTACCCTACAGCCTTCAGACTTAAGAAGAAGGCTACACAAGCTAAACCACAAGGAGGAAATACAACTGTGGCTGTACCTGCTAAAAATATTAATGGTGAAATTTACTCAGGACTTATTACTGGTGTAGATCCTAACCCAATGAATTGTGATAGTAACCGTGTTAAGATTGACCGCATATTAATACACCACAATGGCGGAACAAGTGATGCTGGTGCAAGAAGCACATGGTATGTTTCTACAGGTCATGGAACATCTGCTCACTACCAAGTAACTCCTGATAAAATTTGGGGATGTGTTGGTGAGAACTATGTTGCTTATCATGCTGGTAACTATCCAATGAACCAACGCTCTATTGGTATTGAACACTTGAATAACACTGGTGCACCTACATGGACTATTGCTGAGGAAACTTACAGAAACTCTGCTAAGCTCATTAGAGACATTTGTGAACGCTATAATATCCCTATTGATAGACAACACATTCTGAAGCATGGTGAAGTATCATCTACAGCGTGTCCAGGAGGAATTGACATTGATAGACTTGTAGCTATGGCTAGAGGAGCTGAATATGTAACTCCTGCTAAAGCTACACCTAGACCATCTGCACCAGGTAAAATGCAACATGCTTACCGAGTAGATGACCTTAAATATGTCAATGGAATGTGGCAAGTATACAGCAAAGAGCTTGTACCAGTAGCCTTTAACTGGACAGATAATGGTATTGCTGTAGAGGATATCATCATCACAGACAAGAATGGTGCTAAACTTCCTGACCAAATGACACACGTAGGAGACTACTTTGTGTTTGACCAAACTGCAACTGGTGATACAGGTGTAGGTGGTGTAGGAGATGGAAACTACTATTGGAGAAAATTCAAGCTAAGAACTTCAGGAGAAATCTGGCTTTCTGCTTGGAACTTAAACCACTTATTGTTTGGTTAAGGGGGTGGGGTATATCCCCTCCCTATTTTTATTGGAGGAACTATGGAAGACATTTGTAAACAAAAGGACTGTTCTTGTGAGAATGTTGGTATTGGAGACTGTACCAAGCTACAAGAGCTAAATGACCTTCAAATTAGACCTAAGATGAGAGCTATTTTAAAAGCTGAATGGTGTAACCTTCCTGAAGCTATTAGAAGAGGCTTTTATGGTGTGTGGTGTGTTCTTAAGAATATCATTAACCAGCTATGCTACATCCTTAATAAGCTAGAGTGCTTAGAGTCTAAAGTAGACAAGCTGTGCTCTATTGCTAAGTGTCAGGATGAGAGAATCACAGGTCTTGTGGAACATATCAAAGGTAAAATGCTAGAAAATGTAGTCTTTGTTATGAAAGGTGTAGGTACTTCTGCCAATTCTGCTGGATATGGAGATACTTTCACTTCTGTGACTGTACAACAAAATGGTGATTTTGCTGTTGTATGGAACATGGTCTATGCAGGTAAAGAAGTTGGTAGAGGTACTATTACAGGTAAAGTTTCCCACATGTACACTATGAATGAAGATGGTAGTGTTAAAGCCTATGTATCTAGAGTTGACTTTGATAGTGTTAAATATGTAGGGGATGGTGGTAGCTATGGTAATAATGCTACTTTCTCTATCCAAGACACAAATGGTAGAACTGTGTGGACTAAATCTTATCAAGCAGGATCAAGCTTTACAGAGAAACCTGGATCTATCTCTATTGGTAAGGAAACAGTCCTTAGACCACAGGGGGGAAGCACAGGAGATATCTTGCTATTTAAGACACTCGACCAGTGGTATTATGACCCTACATCAAGTGATGTTAGAGCTACCTATGTAAATAACAACTCACCTCTACCTAAAGTTGAAGGCTGTGTTATTGACTGTGATAACTGCTAGGAGGCACTATGTTTGAGTATTGTCCTAATTGCAGATGTAGGATAAAGTTCTATAAAGCTCATGAATGTGAGAAGATGAAGCATGACCTAGCCGACTCTGTGAAGTTGGCTGGTGATGCTATTGCCAATGGAGAAGAGTGTAAAGTAAAAGAAAATACAGCACATGGTTTCTTCAGAATATGGT